CAATTTGATTAGGATTTTCTATGCCAAAGCTCGAACGAATCATAGCGTATCTTACACCTGATTTATAGACCTTATCCCAGTCGATATTTCCGTTCCAAGTCGATACATCAATCAATTTTTCTTTCATTGAAGATACCCCATTTCCCTATAATAAACCTTTTCCGCTTCAACTTCCTTGGCTGTAATGCTGTCTATATCTTCGTCAGATACCTCCATACAAGCCTTTATTTCATCCTTGCTCTTACTATAAGCAAGAGCCTTGATTAGCTGTCTTTTAATTTCGTTTGTCATAATTACTCCTCCTTAACCTCGGGCAAACCTGCAACGCTTGTAAGCACTGATAAAATTCCAGCCAATAAGCTCGCAGAGCCTACCATAATCCAGTCAACCTCCTGCATAACTGCTGATACCCCAATGGTAGCCACTGCCGTTTGAGCAACTGTTTTAATTGCTCTGATTCCCGCTGCCTTAATCCATTTTTTTGTTTTGTTACTCATTTTATTACTTCCTTTCGTGTTCTAAATCATCAATGCGATGATTAGCTACTTTGATTTCTTCATCAATGACCGCCGCACGCTGTTCAAGTTTATATGTACGCTCAATCAGATTATTGTGCTTATCTACTTTTTTCTCAAGTTGACTTATACGATAAGTTGTCAGCTTGTTGCCTGCCAAAATACCACCGAATGTACCTACTACTGAGCCAAGTAATGCAAGCACTGCTGAAATAATAGTTGAATCCATTTCTTCACCGCCTCTCATATCAAAGCAAGCGTATGTTCATCAAGAGCATAATATTTTGAGTCATCTATGTTAATAATGCTGTCTTTGCTAACTGTTGAGCAGTCGATAATACCAGTTACAGTACGCTCTGCATTATTTGACTGAATCAAAACCTTACTCTCAATTATCTCAACATTTTCTTTGCAGTCATAATTCAAACGATTCGCAAAAGTATAAGCATCGCCCTTGCCTGTTTCATCTGTACGAATTAACAAACGCTGTGTTGCAGAACCTGCTGTATCCGATTCTTTAGAAACAACATTAAAATTGTCTGTATGATATGAAAAAATATCAACTTCAGCCTTTAACGGTAAAACATAGTTATATCCTGCAAATTTTATTGACAAGAAGTTTGTGTTACGAACAATGCTGAATTTATAGAGTCTATTTGCAACATCTGTTGCAAATAGATATTGTGAAAATTCCAGATATTTTGAATATGTTGTTTCATTGCCGTTTATAATGCAAGTTACATAATAACCTTTTGTTTGATTTGACAGTGTTGCTTGTCGCTTAAATTTGATTTTGTAACAATTGTTTATGTTAAAAACAATAACGGGGTTATATGTTTTTTCCTTATTGAACTCTGCGTCAATATCTGTTTCGCAAGTAATTCTGCCGTCTGCTGATGTTAATTCATTCGCAAATGCTTTGATAAAATCCTTTTCTGTGCCGTTTATGCTTACCGTTTTATTTACATAACTCATTAAACCATCTCCTCATATTCCTCATATTCCTCTGCGAGAGGATAAATTATTTCGACCTGATGAGTATTAAGCCATGCTGCAACACTTGCCCTGTCCTCATTGCAAGTCCCTGTCGGCAGGACAATATAAAGTGCCTGCGAGCTGTTTATATATATTTCTGTGTCCGAAACTGCTGTTAAAGCTGTCTGTGTGCTTACAGACAAACGATTACAATACGCATTTGTTGCTCGTGAAGCAATAGCTTTATCGAATGTTGTTTTTGTATAGCCAATAGCGAAATATCCATCTGCAACTCTTGAATCGTCGCTTGGAATTATCGCTGTAATCGGGGTACTGCCGTCAACGATGAAGTGCCCGCACCTGCGTGTTATTGTTACAGTGCCGTTGGTCGCTGTCAGACTATCATAGACAGTGCCATCAGGCAGGCTATAAAGTGTTGTATTATTAATATGTAAGCCTGTGAGGACTGACGGATTATCAAGTGACTTATTACCGACTATGCTCTCTGTTGTCTTGCCGATTAACTCGCTTGGCGTGTTGTAGTAGATTATCGGTAGTGCCCTCGTTTTGATTTTTTGTATAAGATAGCCCGACAGCAATTCTATTGTTCTGTGGTCGCTTTTCCCACTTCCGCTCGGCTTCGAAAGTTTGCCAAACAAACTCTGCTTTTGAGTTATTTGTCCTTTAAGTTTCATCATTGTGCAGCCTCCTTTGCTGTAACAGCAGGCAAAATTACACATTTGCTGCACGGAATAATCATATAAAAGTTGCCGTCTGATGTCTGTAAACCAACATCAAACCTGTATTCGGGACTTGGATTTAGGTCAGAAGTGTCCTCAGGAGCAAAATTTATAACATAAGAATCACCATATAATGCTTCGCTACTAACTTCCTTTTTAACATCATAATCTGTATTTTGCGGATTACGCTTTATACCTAATCTGAGAACCTCTCCGCTTTGTAGCTTGTATATATTACTGTCATCGTCCGTAATAGTAATTGCAATGCTCTGCGTTACTCCCCGTATCAATTTAAGCATTATTCCCACCCCCAATATTTTATGGTTTCACCTGTTGACGTTGTATAAGTCATAGCTTTTATTTCACAGCCATCAACTGTAATCGTTTCATTGTCTAAATCAATTACAATTCTGCCGTTCTTACTCCTCAGCACACCGTTCACCGCACTTGCTGATATTTTGCCGTTAATATCAATAAGTTTTTTATAAAAGCCGAGATACCCGTTTTCCGATATTGATAATCCGTCTTTGCCGAGTTTTAATACATTGCTGTCAGAAGTGTTAATATCATCGCTGTTCATTGCAAGCAATTCACAAGGTTTATTGTTTGCTCCTGCTCTAATCTGAACATAGCCACCTTTTGCACCTACAAGGGTTGACGCAGTGTTATATGACGCACAGGCGGCTCTTGTGCTTTCACTCTTTGACGATGTTTTTGCCTGATTTTGTATTTTATTAAGCAATTTTGTTCTTGTTTCACCGATAACAAGTGATAATTTTTTGTCCGCCGCAGAAACTGTCTTTGTTGCTTCTTCAATCTTTGCCGTCCAAGTCTGCCCAGTCACACTGTCTTTAACTGTAATATAGTCGCCAAGATTATATTTTGTACCAAAATCATCTATTGCCCGCACATCTACTTCATAGCTATTGTTAGATATGTTTCCCGACGTTTGGTTCAATGCATAATCTTCAATATCTGCGACTGTATCGACAGATACGTCTATAGCGATTTCTTTCCGTTTTATGCCTGACGGGACATCATAATCACGATATACAACCCTTGTGACATCTGTGCCTGTGGCGTATATTGCATTGACAAGATTTTCGTTTCCTCTCTCATATTCTTCCGAAAATAAATTTCCTCTTTTTCTTGAGAATATCACAGGCTCGTGTACAGACTGCTCTATCGACCTGTCTATACCTCTAAGCATATTAAAAATAAAATTATTACTTTCAAAATCTCCAACGATTTCATAACCTACCATAGCATTCCTGCATAAATCGGAAACAACCTCAGAAAGCGGTTGAAGCCTTGCTAAATAACTATCATTTTCTTTTCCCTGAACTCGTTGACCTACAACAAGCCGAGGCATTTTTCTCTCATTGTCCTCCGTTTCCGTTGCGTTTCGTAACAAATAGTGTACAACACAACTGTCTGTTGTACCTTGCATAGGGTCATAATCATCATAAATACCTCTTATACTCTTAACTCCTACCGTGGTTATACGCATATCAAGAAACCCGTTGAGGTCTGTGCCTGTTACGGTAATACGCTCACCGCTTCTCTTAATATTGCTTACTAGCAGCCAATCGTTGTCAATATACAAGATATTGTCCTCAATTATTTTTTCAATATTTTGCTTTGTAACAGGCAGTACAAGCGTGAAATTACCTGTTCCTACAAACTTCTTTGTATATGTGTACGAAATAATTCTGTCAGTCTGAAATAAAAATTCGTTCTGAAATGTATTCGATTGTGTCGGATATGAAAAAACTTTCAAAAGCAATTACATCACCCCCAACAATATGTTACTGTATTTAATCGTTGCATTAAGATTAGATAGAAGCTCATTTTTCCCGTGTTTTAGGCAAAAATCTTCTATGTCGCAAGTTATATCAATAAAGCGTGATACATCTCTCCCGTCGGGTGTTTTCAGTTTGAAATTCAAAACATCAAGTATAACTTTTCCGCCTCCGAATTTTATCAATCTGATTTCTTTATTCGTAGTTTTATTTGCAAGTGTGAAATTTGCGTTAAAATCCGGAATAGTAATCATAAGTTCTCTGTTATCAATAAACGATGGTGAGTTAACAATTATTGACGTATCTGCGGGCAATTCGATTTCGTTTACTCTTGTACTTTTGAAGTACGGATAATCACAAACTAAGTCAACCGTAAAACGATATATCCAGGGGACCTTGCTGTTATCATACTTCGGACTTTCCTGAGGATAGCAGTTAATTTCATAGTTTCCGAAATCTGTTTCAATCTCAAGAGTACCGTTCGACAACGGGTTGAAGCACTCTGTAATTTCTGATAATATTTGTTTTTTGAACATTCTCATATCATCGGAAGAAAACATAACCGCCAATTCACATATAACCGTCCTGCTACCAAGGGTTTTACTTGTAGTTACCTGTCCCAAACGATTTGGAATTATGTCTGTTGTAAATACACCAGAAATACTTGTTGCGTTAATTTTTTCAAGATAATACGGTGCTTTGTCACCAAATTTAAACATAAGTCCGTTTTCTGAACAGTATTTTATCTTTTTTCGCATTTCATCACTCCTTTGGATATAAAAATTGAACAGTTTATTACCATACTCATGGCATGAAAAAAGCACCCTCAAACGAGAGTGCGTATCAAATACGGATACAAAAACTACTGCAACATCAAAAAATTACATTTTATGATTTTTATTTACTGTAAATCACATTAAGCAGTTTATCAAGCATTTGCTGATTACTGAGAGCGTTTGAAACAATCTGTATATTCCTTGTATCGGAATTATTATTAACTATATAAGAATTTGTCTTTGCGCCCTCTTTCAGCGAATCGAAATAGTCCGCCGCACTGTTCGCCGCTTTTTGCAAAGCTGTTACCATCGCATCACTGCTGCTCTTGTAGGAATCATATCCATTTTGTAAGCTATCTTTTTTATCAGACGCACGCCTTTGCCACCATATTTCAGATTGTTCATTTAATAAATCCTGCCGTTTACGCTCAAGCTCTCTGCGGCTCAATTCGTCCAATTGTGAATACCGCAGCTGTGCATTAACCTCATTCAGTTCTTTTTGTGAGTCCCTATCTTCATTCAGCCTCTTTCTCGCTTCAATTTCCGCGTCTATTGCGGCGATGGCTTTATCCTTTGCCTTTTCTCTCGCCGCAGTTTCTTCTTCAATCTTTGCGATACGCTTATCAATGAGTTTGTTATATGCCGCTTCGGCAAGCTCGTATTTCTTTATGCGCTCGTCCTCGGCTTTTTGTGCAGCTTTTTCGGCGGCAGAGGTATCACTGCTACTTGATTTACTTGATTTATTTGAATTGTTGCTTTTTTTGCTTGAACCGCCAAAAAAATCTCGATAACTTGTTGTTGCTGTTATTGCTGAACCTATGAATTTATCTACTATACTTTCAGCCGTTTTATATTGCCATGAATTCTTGTTAACACTTCCGTTTTTTAATAAATCCTCGACATCTATCGGTTTAAATTCCCCTGTGTTCATTTCCGTAGGACCCTGGATTTTTGATGCAGTTTCTGTAACCATAGCTTCTTTCGCATCTTGCAAATTTTTAAAATTATGCAAATCAATACCATACTGTTCTTTTGCCTTATTCACAAAATCCGCATTTGCATTTATCAATTCATTATAGAAAGTATTACTTTTTCCGGCTTTTTGAGTGATAACACTTATATATGATGTCAAATCATCTTGATAAGTGTTTTTCATTGATTTAATCAATGTTTTAGCGTCAGTAAGACCGAGCATATACTTATAAACTTCATTCTCCAAATCTGGGTACTTATCTATGATAGTTTGAAGTGTAGAAGCTGTAAGCTTTCCGTTTTCCTTGTACTCCTTTTCTGCATTCGTCACGGCGGTAGTTTTCGATGCCATCTCTGACATTTTGTCGGACAGGGTTTTGACACTCTCGGCAGCGTTATCGGTCTTTGAGGTAAGTTTACTTGTACTGTCCGTCAAGTCATCGGTTTCGCCTGAAAGGTTGCTGTATTCGCCGTACAAGTCCTTTATTACGCCCTCGTATTTGTTTATGGTGCCGGTTACTTCTTTGTATTGCCCGTTGAGGTTTTCCCATGTTTCATATAGCCTTGTCAGCTTACCATAGTCATAGCCTGCATCCTCTGTTATATATCGGTTTTCGCTGTCCTTTAATTCTTCTATTAAAGTTTCACGATTTGCGGATTTCAGAAAGTTACTTCCATTAGTGTTATTGCTATCGTTTATGCTTCGTATAATCTCTTTTGCATAATCCGTGTAAGCCTTTCGAGCTGCCAGTACATCGTCTGAGGTAAGCTCATTATCACGCACGTTATACGCTTCTTTGAGTATATCCTGAGCGTTTTCGAGTTTGATTTTCGCCCTAAGTCTTTCGATATATTCGTCAATATTTTTGCTAATGTCTTGGTATGCTCCGCTTTGGTCTTTCAATGCGCTTGTTGTCGTACCAAGAGATTTAGCTAAATCTGCCGCAACATTGTCAAGTTCTCTCTTCTCTGAGGCGGTCAAATTTACCTTTTTTCTCAGCTCGTCATAGTGTTCCTTTAGCGCTTCAAGCACAGAAATTTCGGTTTCGGAGGACGCTTCTTTATCGTCAGCGGCGGTTTTTGCGTCCTCTATTGCCTGCGTATAGTCCTCTATTTCGGCGGTTGCGTCCTCCGTTGCAGACTTTGAGGCGTTCATCGCAGTTGTTCCCGCAGTGATTGCGCCGACCAAACCTAAAATAACGCTTGCCACGGCGACATACGGGTTAGCGGAAACTGCGGCATTGTTGGCTATTTGCGCTGTGGTTGCCGTCTCGGTAGCCTTTGTTAATAGTTTAAAGCTATTGATTAAAACGGCTATGAAATTTCCCGCTGCAGTCGCCGCCTTAAACGTGATAAAGCCACCCGTCAGCCCCGCAAGTGCAGATGTCACCTCAGGTAAGTGTTCTGACACCCATGAAATGATGTTTTTTATATTAGGAGTTACATCTTCAACAATAGGCTGTAAAATATCTACTTCAAATTGTCTACCAAGAGCCTCAATCTGACTGCCAGCATCATTGTACTGTATATCATTGATTTCCTGCATTGTACCAGCAACATCTTTGTATGTATCATTGACATTATTAAGGGCTTCGATGACTTTCATTGAATTATCTTCACCGAGTGCAGACCAACTGTTAGAAGCTGTCGCAAGTTTATCGGCAAGGTTTGAACTTTCGTTCAAGTCGTTAATCATCGAATCAAAAACATCTTTTTGTGTTGCCTTACCGTTTTTGAAGCTCTCGAAAATTGTCGCTGTCTTGTCCGAGAAGCTGTCAATGTTCTCCGAAAGCCTACCATCGGTAATAGAAATAGCAATTTCTTTAACAACATCGTTTACTTTATCAAGAGTGTATGCACCGCTGTCAACGCCGTTTTGTAGAATTGAGAACATTTCCTCGGCTGAAAATCCCGCCTGCGCCCAAATCTGCGTGTACTCCGCTAAGTTGTCGGTCAGCTCGTGCGACTTGTCAAGCCCGTTCTGCGAGCCTGTGGCGATTAGGTCAAAGGCTTCGTCCGCAGTCGTTCCCATACTTGTCATTAAAGCGTTTACGCCGCGCAGATTTTCCTCAAAGTCAGAGCCGAAAGTATTGCTTAGAGCTATTGCCTTTTCGGTTATGCTTTTGATTTTTTCAGGGTTGCTTTCGTTAATATTTTGTACGACAAGTCCGAGCTTATCCGCAACATCTTGTAAATCATCACCATAACCCGCCTTGTAAATGTCGTACATTTCGTCTTTAAGCTCGCCCACGGCTTCGGCGCTCATGCCTGTTTTTGCCTGCAAGCTGTTCAAAGCTTGCTCTGAAGATACAGCCATTTCCTTGAACTTGTCAATTGCAACATTCAAAGCGTCCGAAACAAGATTCGAAATAGCGCCTTTCAGAACAGTGAAACCCTCGCTTGACTTTCCGAGAGAATCGCCTAAATCCTTTGATTCATCGGTCACGGCTTTCATTTCCGTTTTCAATGTTGCTTGAGTTGCTTTCAAGGTCGCAACTTGGTCTTTGTTCTCTTTAATTTTTTCGGTTGTCTTGGCGTATTGTTCTTTTTGCGCTTCAAGCGTTTTTTGGGTTTCCTTAAGCTCCTGTTTCAGCTTATCATATGCCTGCCGCTGTTCGTCCGTCACATCGGAGGATTCAGACATCGCCTTTTTAAGCTCGTCAAGCTTTTCTTTCTGTTCTTTCTCGGTTTTCTTTGATTCGGACATAGCCTTGTTAAGCTGTGTTTGTTCTTTCTCAAGCTCTTTGATTTCCTTGTTTGTTGCCTTTATTGCGTCTTGATTTTGGATAAAGGACTTGTTGAGTTCAATAAGCTTTGACTTTACCTTTTCGATTCCTTCGGCAAAGGAACTTGTATCCGCTCCGAATTTCGTTGTAAATTCTCTGCCCGCCATGGCTTCACCTGCTTTCTTTAGGGTATGAAAAAAAGCACCCTTTTCAGAGTGCTTTTCTGCAAGTTATTTATTTGTCAAAAAATATTTTTTAATTTATAAATAAATCATAAATATTACAAATATCAAATCTAATTTTGATTAGTTCTATAAACAGAAGCCCTGTTGCAAGAGTATCAACGCCTGCTCTGTGTGCGTTTTCAAAATATATATATCGTTCAGAACATAAAGTTGATAATTTGTAATTTTTAGCATCTTTAATTAATGATTTACTTAATTGAAGTGTGTCATAAAAATTGGTTTTATCATAATTAAGTTTTAATCCACTATTATGCAAAAACATTATATCAAATTCTGCATTATGTGCAACAATAGGTAAATCGCCTATAAAGCTTCTTAAAGATTTTTCAATTTGAGCGAAATATGGAGCATTTTCAACCATGCCATCCGTGATATGGTTAACTCTACTTGCAGAAGCAGAAATAGGATTATGAGGTTTAATCAAAGTTGAAAAAATTTCTACTGGTTCAAAATTTATAAACTTTATAGCAGAAACTTCAATAATCTCATCTCTGTGCGAATTTAATCCTGTTGTTTCAGTATCTATTACTATAAAATTACAAAATTTAGAAAGCTTCGTCTTTTTAGTTATATTTTTAGATTTAAATTCAAAATATGGAATTATTTCCATTTCTGAATTGTCTATTTCAATTTTTGATTTTGGAATGCCTTGTAAAACTGTATCAAACATTTTTGTTTGATATATATGAGAATCGTATTCATTTGGTGCATATCTATAAGACCTGGTTAAATACTGCTCAAGCGCTTCTTTATATTCAAATGTATAGTTTTTAGCATTTTCAATTTTCTTAAGCGCCTCGAATGCTTCGCAAATTTCATTTTCTGTTTTTTTAAAAGCATTTTGAATTTGCTCTATAATTTTGGGATGATAAAGTAAAATAACCTTACTTTCTTTTTGTTGCATTAGCTTTTCAAATCGTTCTTTTGCCGATTGCAATTTTGCCTTTCGAGTTTCCAGTGGATTAGAAGAGTCTTTAGCATAAAGACCATCTTCGTCTATCTTATCAATTATGCGTTGCCCGGACGCAATATAATAATCTACACATCTATTACACATACCATTCTTGTCAAGATTAAAAGATATTTTACCGCATTCTGTACATCTAAACATAAAAATACACCCCTTACATATAATTTTATTGACATTATACACCAAGAAATCACAAATGTAAAGAATGTTTTTATATTTTAATAAAAATCATCAATCATCATCAAAAATATTCACCTCAAGCGGAGCTTCCTTTAAGCCCTTGACAATCAAATAATCGTCTATGCGCTTGTAAATTTCGCCGAGTGTGCTTGTCCAAAATTCCGAGTTCGGGCGGCGCAAAACGTCACAATACAAGGCTCTTATTTGCCCGTAATCTGTTTCATGCCGCCCCTCGTCAAAATCCTCGCTTTCAGCTCCGTAAACGGGTTCGGGAAAGCTGGCGGTCAGCGCACGCATAAGCTCAACCTTGACCGCAAGCAGGTCGTCAATTTCAATTTTCCTGCCAAGCTCGTCAAGCGTTGGTTTTATTCCCGCCCAGTCACGATTGATAACGGCTTTTTTGTTTTCGGGCAAATCAACGATTCCCGCCCTCACAAGCTGCAAAATATCCTCTATGCTCCAGTCCTGCGGACGTATCAAGAGCATATCCTCAAGTGGCTTATAGCACTGCTCCAAGCAAAGACGGCTGTTCAGCGAGTACCGAACTCGGTACTCTGCGCCGCCGATGTGAAGCATATAACTTTTACGCTCCAAATCATTCAGCATTTATATTCCTCCTTGCTGGGGTTGTCGCCCCAAACCTTGCCCAAAGGCAGAGCCTTTGGAAACCGCAAGAAAACTTTTGTGTACTTCGTATTCCTTGACGATAGTTTATTCTCCGCTTGACGCAGTGGTTTCTCCGTGATATTCGGCATTTGTGAACCATTTGCTTATCAGCTCGGTGTCTGCTGTCGGGTCAACATCACGGCGAACATATTTGAATACGCCTGTATCGGGGTCGGGAGTATATGTGCCACTGAGGGTCTTTGTACTCCAAGAAATTCCGCTCTTTGTGACCTGCTGTTCCTGCTCCTGCCCAGGCGCAAAAAGTACTCTGACGTACTTTGTAAGCTTGAGCTTGCCGTTATGCTGACGGCTCTGATACGCAACCATTGTATAATTGCATACATCTGTTTTAGACACAATATTTGTGCCGTTCTCGTCTGTTTCGCCGAAGAAAAGCACCCTGTCGGCGGCGGTCAAATCCGTAAGCCCAAGTTCAAGCGTACCGCCCATATTTGCGCTGTAGCTCGCCACAGCTTCTCCATCGCCGTATAAATCATCTGATACGGTGGTTGGGTTGTCCGATACCGTCATAAGCCTTTTGACGAGTGAAACCGCATTGCCGTAAGTAGTGCTTTCCTCGCCCTCGGTTCTTTTCCAAACCGTGAGATTCTCAATATTTGTTACTGTTTTTACGTCATTCTTTGACATAACTTATTCCTCGCTTTCTAATTCTATCGAATAATCATATATTATGTGTCGCTGTTGAGGTTCGTCAGCTCCGAAAGACGGAGTTTGCGAACCAACGTACTGAAAGCCACCCTCAAGCAGAGCTTCACGCACAGCTTTTTCAAGCTGTCGGCATTCCGAAAACTGCATAACATCACAGAAAAAGTGCAGGCTCACGGTATATTTTTGTGTTAAAAAATCCCCGTCACCGTAAAGTGAGGGGGATTCCCACGTTGAATAAACCATATAGAGTGGTGGCTCATCATCTCCGAAGTTCGGCATACCGCAATAAAACGGTATATCAAATTGTGTTAGTATTTCATCGATTAAGCTATAAATCATTGTTAATCTCCCAAGTTGTCAACAATATCATTAAAAGCCTTGTCAACCTTCTCTGAAGCACTTTCAATTTTATTGTCAAAGCCCCTGCGAATGTGCGAAAATTCTTCTATTCTGCCGTTTCGTTCTTTGATTTCTTTTATACCGTCACGAGTTTTTCGTTTGCGGTATATATACCCTCGATTTTTAGATTTACCAGGTCTGCCAAACTCAAAGACTACTCCATAAAGCCATTTTTTTACATCTTCATCGCCTGTATAACCAATCCTATAATATTGTTTTCCTTTGGTGGTTTTTTCAGCTTTACTGTGTATGTATCGGCTTAGATTATGCGACTTCTGGGAGATAATCCGTTTTTGTTCCTGTTCAATCATCTTTGCACCTTTCTCAAGTGCTTCCCCGACATCTGCATTAAGTCTATCGCCGCATTTATCCAAAGCGTTTACAAAGCTGTCAATATCAGGTGGAGTAAGACTAAAAAATTCTCCCATTTTATCACACTCTCGAAACTGTCAGCTTAACAAATAATTCGTTTATTGAGGTTGTCACACTCTCGATTTTGTAACGAATTTCATTAATGCTGATATGTGTATAATTTCTTGAATATTCTGAACGATATAGATGTACTGATAAATCAGCCTTAATTCCTATGCTTTCAGCCTTTGTTTTAGTTGTCATACTTGGCAAACTTACACAGCCCCATACTGTGCGACTATTGACAGTTTTTGGTTCAGGATTACTGCCATAGCCTTGCTTGCGTTCTTCAAGTGTTACTCTATCCTTAAACACTATCGCTTGCATATTTTTTCACCTCGCAAAAAAATTTTTACAAAAAATTTTTACAGTGCATATGGAGAATATTCTCAACAGCAGGATTCGGCTTATCATTGCCTGAACCGCTGAATCTAAACAAAAAATAATCGTTAGCCAACATCATAATAGCCAACGATACATCTTCAAATTCTTCAAGTTCTTCCAAAGTACAGCCAGTAAATCCAACTGCATACGCCTTAGCAGAAGCAAGACAAGCGGTTAAAATTTCGTTGCTGTCATTACTGCTTATTCCGCAGTATTCTTTTACACTGTCAATCGTAATTTCGCTTATTTTCACGCTTCATCATCCCTTATCCCTTAAGGACCTAATGTTCCTTTGCAGACAAGCTTTGCAATCTTCTGAGCGTTCTCAATCTTTGCATCCATCTCAAGCCAACAATCAATACCGATTGCGTGTTGTGTACTGAACTTTTCTGTATAAACATTAAACTGTGAATTTTCAGAAATCTTAACTGCAAGTCCGCTCATATCGCCGTAGAAAATTGCCGTCTTGCCCGCAGCCATATCAGGCATATTGTCAGATATATAAACAGGCTTACCAAGAAGTGTGTATCTTGCGGGAGCGGTAAAGTCACGCTGCAAGAGAAAATTGCCGTCACCATCTTTTAATTTGCGGATTTTTGTGCGTGTACTCTTTGCCATAATCCAAACTGCACCATTTTGATAAACATCTGGTATGCTTTCTTGCAAATCGATAAGTTCATCGGCGGTAATAGCTGTGGCAGAAGCAGCCGTAACAGACTGGGTAACACCGCTCAAGCCCTCAATTTTTCCTGTTGTACCATTAAGGAGCTGATTTTCAATCCATTGTGAAATATTGACTGCCATATGCTGAATTGTGTAGGAAACTACATCAAATTTAGCGTTATTGATAAGCGATTTTGAGATTTTACAAAGAGTAGCCGCAAGAAATCCTGTCAATGAGATTGACTTAAAACTTGCCGAAGTGCTTTCAAGCTCTGTAAATTCAGTCGCATAGGCCATTTTATTGTCGCTTGTAGCTGTGTCGATATACGGAATTGTAAGGGTACCACCCATTGTGTACTTTGTTGCAAGTTCAAAAATTGGGCAAATTTCCTTTACCTTGTCGATAATCTTATTTGCAATAGTTGTCGGGATAATAGCTCCATTCGCACCGAATGTAAGGTTCGTGTCGGCACGGGTTTCAAGAGCTTTCGGATTGCGTATATAGCTTTCAAAGGCTCTTATTTCCGCTTCTTCAGTGGTTTCTTTTTGTTTCTTGCCGTCGTACTCGTTGATTTCGCATTCTCTTGTTTCCTGTGCTGCCGAAATTGTTGCATTAAGCCTTGTGATTTCAGACTTAATTTCATTGTAGCGGTTAAGTTCTGTTTCCTCAAACGCTCTGTTCTCTGTCTTTGCCTTGCTGATGAGAGTGTCTGCCTCATCAAGCAAAGCATTTTTCTTTTCGATTAGTGCTTTCATAATAAATTTACCTCTCTTTCAAAATTTCAATTTCTTTTTCATATACTTCAAAACTTATTTTAGGCGGTTCTCGGCTGTCAACTGTCTTAATTTCTTCAGCAATTCCTCTTGTTTCAAAAACATTTGATTCCTCGCCCCGAACCTCGACCGAAGTGCCAAAATATGCGGGTGTTTTATCGAGGATTGAAACCTCTTTCAAGTCAATATCTTCAAGCGTTCGCCTGTCAATCTCGCCCTCTTTGTCCCAGCTTTCACCCTCTGCGACAAAGCCGAACGACCAGCCCCGCAATTCGTTCCGCTGTGCCTTTTCGATAACCTCAGTATCGTTTATAACCGCTCTCGCATAAAGACCGATATTGTCCTCATAAAGTTCAAGGTTGCTTGTTGTATCTCCCAGCTTGCGACTGTGATTAAATCGAAGTTCTATTGGTGTACCTCGCTTAATTGCTCTGTCAAAAGTTCCTGCCTTAACCCTTTCAACAAAAGAACGAACCGCCGTTGCACCCTTACCTTTCGGCATGATTCTGCTATCACGCTCGACAGCATTCACATAGCCACTTATTACAGCTTCATTACTGCTTCTGATTTCAATTTGCAATGCTCTCACCTCACTTTTGGGCATAAAATAAAGCAGTTTTAAGCCATACTCAGGGCATAGAAAAAGCACTCTTTTTTAGAGTGCTTAGTTTATCTTAATAAACCTCTCTTCGATAAATTCTCGAAAATCCATTGTTTCACCTCCTTTCGGGCATAGAAAAACCGCTCTCGAGGGAGCGGTTAGGTTTAATCAAGTATCGGCGGTGGAAGTTCACCGTTTTGCCACCTTTTGCGGTATTCATTTTGGCTTAATTTGTTATTTCCCCCCGTATAATCAGGTTGTTCATATTGGAGTGGGTCGTCAAACCAACCACAGACTTGACACATCTCATAAGTGTTAGGTTCCGGAAAGCGATATTTTCCGCAGATAGGGCATAAATCGCTTCTATTATCTCTGTCATTCATCAGTTTCAATTCCTTCCTTTATCAGGTTTGAACATTGTATAAATGCCTCTGTGGAGCGGTCTGGTTTATTCCTCGTCTTCGTCATCGTCCGTAAGTATCAATTCGGGTGGATTGTCAGGGTCTAAGCCAAGCATATTTATTCCTGTCCATTTACCTATATCGGAAGATGTTGCATCGGGATTTTCTTTGATGTATTCCTTTAATTCGTCAAGTTTTTCGGGACAATCTCTCGCTTCTCCCATAACGCCACGAACAAAATCGGAATAAGTATCGCTGACATTTTCCAAAAGCTTCTTTAATTCTTCCATATCAATTTTTTTTCCTTTCTTCAAATTCATAATCATCAAATCCATGATTTTTGAATCTATAAGTATAATATTTGTCTTTCCATAAGGTTGAATGATAACAGATTTCTTTCTCTTCATACCTTCGATAGTAAACCGTGTTTATCTCACTTACTACCTTTTTGTATTCCTTTTTGGAAAGCTTGACAGTACCTTTGCCTTTGCCACTTTTTGTACTGCTCTTATGCTCTATTGTACCATTTTTTGAGGATTTATCAATACTTTTTTCTTGATTATTCTTGCTTTGTTTATTTTTCTGCTTTTCAGACTTATGTGCTGAGCGTGGTTTTTTGCCCTTGCCAAATTGTCCGTTGCTCTCTCGCCGTTGACCCTCCCAGCGTTCTTCCGTTTCAAACAAATCCCCATCTTTCATACTTTCTCCAAACATCGTTGTTTGGTTTGTGTTCGGAGTATAAATCGTGTTTGTTTTCGGGTCAAGCAGGACATCTTGCAAGCCTAAACGAATGAAATTAAATCCAAGTGGCTTCAAATCCTCCTTATATCTAACCTCATCAGTTTGTAAGAAATTATTTGCTAAACCTATTTGATATGCCTGATAGCGTTTAAGTATATCTCCCTTGAGAAGTTCCGTTGTATCAAAAGCAAAATAGTGTCTGTGCCTTTCGCTTTCTAAAAGCAAACCCTGATTCAAAGCTGTTTCAAAAGCCCTTATAACGGGCATTACAGCCGTTTTAATCGCCGCCGTGTACGCTTCGTCGTTCGCTGCGCCCGACACCACAGAGGGCGATAGATTAAAAATCTCGCACACATAGTCGTTATTTGACTTCTTGTTTTCGTTTAACTGCATTTCAACAGAGGTATTTGAAGATTCCTTGAAGTCTATGCCGTCATTCAGCACCATCATATTGTTCCCGTTGTTGCTGTAAAGCTTCTCCCAAGCCTTTGTCAGGCTTTTCATAGATTCTTTATCCATTTTTCGAGCAGATTTAAGAAAACCTTTTTTATTGCCGCCATTGGCGACAAGGTATTTTTCAAAAATCATAGAACGATAAATTACTGTCAGAAGCTCATTAGCCTCCTCAATAATTCCCACACCCGTTACACCGTCATTAGATTCTCGCAAAACTTTTATAATTTCATCATCACGAAACTTTTTATCATAAACAACAAAATCGGCTTTCTTGAAAATAGGGTCAGCATTTTTTATAACACTAACCATATTATTTTTTATGTATCTCAGAGAAACAAATTTATTTCGTTTGCGTTCAGGATAAATATAACCGGCTCCGAAAAGCAAAAAATCCCTTACAACTGCGTGTTTAAGCTGGTAAACATCGAGCAAGTCGCCTGTTGCGTCATTCAGAAGCTTTATTCTGTCATCGTCCTTTAATTCTTTTGTTTCCTCGCCGTCCTCTTGGTAAAGTTTAATCGGCAATTCTGCAACTTTATTTGCGATAAACCCAATACAAGCCGCCAAAGACGGAATATTCATTGCTTTATCCTCAGATATTCTTTCAGTGCCAAGCAAAGCTGCCCGCAGAGTATCGGATAATGACGCTTCTTCTAATGCTCGTTTTTCTCGTATTTTTTGAAATATTCCCAACTCTATCACCTCCGTTTATAAAATTAAAATTGCACTACCCAATCGCCGCCGCTCAGAACTTCAAACTCATTCAAAAGGTGAACTGCATTTATCAAAGCGACCACCATATCCACTTTACCGCTGGACTTCTTTTTATTTACATACTTGTTCTTGTTCGTGTCCTCAACGCATCTTGCATTTTGAAAATTGATTTCAAGGAGTTTATTTTCCTCGTACTGAAACTGCCCATCAAGGATTTTTTCCTGCAAAAGCTTTGTCGCAGGGTGAAGAATATATGATGTTTGTCTATTCTCAACGGTTAAATACTTTTCGTCCCACTTCTGCACAGATGACATAGCATTAAAGCGGTCGTATCCAATTCCGCAAACCTCAACATCATATTCCTTTTCAATACTAAAAACATATTGTTCTATGACTGCGTAATCGACCACATTATCGCCGCAGGCTATGCACTTTCCCGCTTCGATAAACTCCCGATAGTCAATCTTTTCCATACGATTCTTTGCTTCAATGCGCCCCTCGGGAACGAATGCCACGACATCGGCAAGAATATTTCCGTAATCATCTAACGATACCATTGCGACAGCGCAGTTGTCTGTGGTCTGTGCAAGGTCAACACCCAAATACACCCGCCGTCCGCTCCAGTCAATCTTATCGACCTTACATTTTTGTACATCTGCCACAGGAATATATGTTTCTGTTCCGATTCCTTGGTAGATGATATTGCAGTGCTTCGTGAGGAAGTTTTCACGCTTCAGGGGGCTTTCTATTGCCGCTGTCCGTTTTTTCTTGAGGTCGTCCATAATCTCAGGTACAACCAAAGCAAGCGGATTTCCGTGCATTAGAATTTTATCATCTGTTTCCCATTCTTTCGGATTATCGGGTTCATATAAAAGGGCAAATACTGTTTCATCTTCAATTATTCCGTCAAAAATTTTCTTTGCATAAGAAACTTCATCTTCAAACGGATTATTGATCGTCGGATACTTTGTACTGATGATACAGCCCAGTTTATTCAAAATTGTAAGCTGACCGCTTCGCATAGCTTCGATAGGATAGTTGCTTGTCATTGCCCCAACCTCGTCCGCAAGGAAAACGTTCGGCAGTCTTCCGTCAAGTCGTGATGTAGAAAAGTTGAGCGGGATATAGTCGTTCTGATTTATCAAGCAAAGTATATCATCTCTGCGAATCTTAAACTTTCCATCAAGTGCGGGACTGCTTTGAATAATCTCTCTGATTGCTGTTTGAACTTCTCTTGACAAAGAACCATCAGGAGCAACAGAATAAAATTTTGAAAATTTCGGCTCGGTAAAAAACAGAATTATAAAAATAACAGCCACAAGGAAGGTTTTACCGTTCTTTCGGCAAATTTCCAAGATAGCTGTTTCGTATCGTCTATGTTTTTTATCTTTTTTGTAAACTGTACAAAGCACTGCAACAATCAAGAAAAACTGAAACTCTGCCAATGCTTCGTGTACCGTTTTCCCTGCTTTCAATCCTCTCGGCATTATAAGCAGTTTTAGAATACTGTCAATCAATTCAACCGTTTCCGAATTAACACAATACTTTTCTGATTTATTATCGGCGGTATCAAGAAAAATACTGCATTGCTTTTTAACATATCTCGGAGCGATAATTTCTCCCCAACAAACTTTTTGAGCATATAAATAGCTTTGATGTTTTTGAATTTTCACGAACTGTCAGCTCGCTTTAATATTTGCAAAAGCGGGTCGGAATTTTCTTTGGATTTCTGCAAATTCAGACTTCCGATTTTCGCTCTTGCCTGCGGTGACAAGCAAAGCTCGTTACAACAACGGAAAAATTCCTGTGTGTAGGCTTTTCTTGCAGAAACAGTATCTTTATCAATAATCAATCCTGAATCAAAATTAATTATTTCATCAATAGACTTTAGCCTGTCAATGGCTATCGCTGTTTGAGAGAGGATATATACATCAAGTTGCCCCAATATATCGGCGCCTTCGCTATCAAGCACACTTTTTATGTATTCAAAAATATCACGCTGACTTTCTGTAAGGTAAGACGGTGGCTCTAACCGGGAGTTTCCTTTCAAACGATTTTCCGTTTCTTCACGGAGCTGTATATCCTTTTTTGTATTGTGTCGGGTCTGGGTTTTTACTGATTTTGCAGGTCGTGCCATTTAAGACGCCTCCTTTCGGGCATAAAAATTGCACCCGTAAAGGGTGCGTATGTTAATACTAATTGCATAAAATAAACATTTTCCGCTATAATGCTTTTGCTCAATCAAATAGACGAAAATAACGGAGAAAATTTTGTTGCACAATACTGATTCCACGAAATACGAAGCTTCGGCTGCGGTCGGAGCTTCTATTTATTTTCACCGTCAAAAACAAGTGCTATTATTTGCTGTCTGAATTGTTGCTCACACAGATGGAGAACAGCTTGTATAACATCATAGCGGCAAGCTTCTGCCGGCAACTCATCACTTATCGCTTTTAAAGCCGCTTTAACAGCTTTGTCTGTAATATCCTACGATACTTTAAGCACATAATCAAATTTTAACATTTTTATCTCCTCGTTTCTTCAAGCATATCGTTGAATAGCTCATTGGCGGTTTCGTAATCGTCTGCGAAGTATGAATCGCCATCTTCTGAAACGTGATTTTTGAAATCTTGCATATTCTCCGAATATTCCATTGCTATAATGCCGTCCTCGGAATCTCTGTCACTCATCGAAAATACATCCATAAGCAAGCCGTCATCAAGTGTGAAAACTGTTACTTCGTCAATCACTTCAAAGGGATAGAATATTTTGAATTTGCCGATTATAAGCTCTTTAAGCTCGTTTCGGCGTTCATTTGCATTTTTATTCTTTTGGCTTTCCGTCCATTTCATATCTGTGAACCCCCAATTTCCCATTAGCTATTTTCCAGTATTCGTCTCCGTGATGACTTCCCTTTGCCGGGTGATATTGAAAATAACCGTCGCCGCCGAATATCACCCTATAGCCTCCGCCTTCTTCAAATGGAATGCCTTTCAAGCTTGATTTACTCCCTAAAGATTTCACTTCATGCCCAAGCTCTTCAAGCATTGACTTCATGCTTTTAGGCGTATAAGCCGCCAAACCCTCGTGATTATCAATCATCGCAGAAACAATATCGTCCGATGTTCCTTTAGTGGCAAACGCATTTTTAATCGCTTCTGCTTTCTCTTTTATTTTAACATCTTTGTCGGATTTTTCAACACTTTCTTCGGAGCTGCCGGAAACTCCCGCCGTTCCTCCCGAGCCTTTTCCGCTCGGTCTGCTTCCCTCGAACCTGCCTGTTTTCGGGTCTTGAATATAATTATTGTCACGCTTTTCGGTCAGACCCAAGCGAAGCCTTAAAAGTTCTATTTCAAGCTCACAAAAGTACAACCTCAATTCAAGCGGCATTTCAGACATATTCGAGCCTTCTTTCAATCAAAAATCATATTTTGCTATAAAACCCTCTGCGCTTCGTTCTGAGCGTTTGCACTTTTTGGACGTGTAATTACTCTATCTTGGCTATAAAATGCCGTACAGCTTAATTCTGAATGTCTGAGGGCTATTTGACATAAAACTTCAAAATTTCATTTTGGGAAATGATTGTATTCTTGAGGGTGTCCGTAGGTGTCGGTAAAGACTTTTATACATCAGTCAACGGGCGGGGGGGGAGCAGTCCCCGCAAGACCTCGGCAGGAATTTCTCCGCTTTCCGCCATCTCGTGATGCAGAGAGCACAGCGTAATCAAGTTGTCATCGTCAAGCCGTTTATTGAAATCGACTGCAAGCGGGATAATATGATGTACCGAAAGTCCTACTGTGTTCAGTCTTTTTGTTGTCCCATTCAAGCCGTTTAAGCAAGCCAAGCATAGGTAGTTGTCACGCTGCTTAATGCTTTCACGCTTGTTTTGCCACAGTTTTGAGTTTCGGAAGTGATATATATCACCGTTTTCGTCTGTGATTTTGTGATTGTAGTATTTATATTTTTGTTTGAAATATTTTCGTTTGGGCTTATGCGGGCAGACTGCATTAAAATCGTGCAGCCGTCCGCAGTATTTACAAGATTTAAGCATGGGTTACTCTCCCTTCCACCACAAAAGCCGCCCCATTTGGAACGGCTTTTGCACAAATTTATTCAGGAGGTACAAAAATGCCTCGTATGTGGGTCAGATAACGCTCTGACGGGCGGCATACTCTCATGCGGTCACGTTGCTTCTTAACATACTGCTTGTTCACACAACGTTTGTACGAACACTCTACCTCGTGTATGCTTGAGTCATAGTCTTGACAGACACAGCATCGACTACGAAAACTTCATTGTGTCTTAGTTGGTGTGGTGGCAGCTTAGAGGCTTGCACTCTCACTCGGATTTTGAGTTGTACTGTACAGCTGCCGTATTGCACCGCATTGGCGGTGCGTATCGTAACATATAGAAAGAAGTACGCAAGTTGTTGGCGGTGGAGTGCTTGAACATTAAAATTGTGCACTCTCGTCCGCCCTCATCTCACAATACCATTTTAGCACTATTAACAGTGCCAAACAATGCCAAACAGTGCCAACTTTAAGTCATACCCGTAATTTTTCTAAAATCTTCTAATGCTTCACCGTGTATTCTAAAAATATTTCTTTTCGATATGTGCGTTTTTTCGGAAATCATATCCCAAGATTTATACTTATATCCAAGAAGATATTTATATCTTAGTACATCGGAACGGTCTTGATTTAATATTTTTGATATGTAGTTTCTGCACTTCCACCATTCAGACAATATCTGTTGATATTCATTTGTTAGTTTATCTTCTCTAATTAATAAACTGTCAAGAGTATCAAAATAAATTGCAGATGATTTTACACGCTCCGATATTTCAACGGATTTAAGTCCGTCCTTTTGTTCTCTAATACTTGCAAGTTCCGTTTTTATCGATAATATCTTTTTGTTGGTTTTCTTTATGTCTTCAAGATAATCTCGTGCGTTCAACGGTATCACCTCTTCCAGCGTTTCTCCTGCCGTAATTGTTTTGCCCTTGCTTCACGCTCATCGTAATTCTCATCTTCAAACTCAATCCCAATGTGTTCTTTCAACAGTCGGTCAAGGTTTATCCAATAATTTTCGTCAGTGTCCTGCATCTCATCATTGCAGTAGTTTACAAGCTTTCCGATTCGTGTTGCTCCGAAACCATATTGAACGTGCAGAGCATAACACACAAGTTTGAGGATTCGTCGCATATAATCCTGTTCAGATTGCTTGGCAATTTCTTTCGCAATTTTGATTTCCTTGTTCGTAACAACTCGTGCTTTCATTTTAACCGCCTTTCTTTTCGCCATAATCGTCCTATGAGCGATTTTAATTGTTTGATAGTGTAATTTCATTACTCAATCTGTAAAACCGCTTGTAGGGCGTTTCTCGGCATTTAATGCTATCAAAAATGCTACATTGCAAGCAATATGCCATAAATGAGGCAATCCACTTTCAGCGTCCACGCCGTCAGGCTCTTCGAGATATAAGCATATATGTCTCATTAGTGCAGCTCGGTATCTGTACGGCTCTACCTGCTTCCAGCTTTCGCTGTCGCCGTATTTGCTTACTCCGTATGTACGGACTATACCTACCGCTTCTATCAGTTCAGGCGGTACAAGGTCAAGTCTTGGTTTGTTGTCATCGTATTTAAGATTGTCGCTCATTTTAGATTCCTCCTTATCCATTTTCGCACCACAGCAAGGACAATAATTAAAAAAATGTAGATAGCCCTCGTTGTCAAACTGATAGCCGCAGTGCGAACACTCGAAAACATTATCTTTTCTTTCGAGCCATTCTCCGTGACTAACTTTTTCTTCATCTGCACATGCACATTTTGCGTTATTCCACATCTCTAAAGCTAAATTTGTTTCATCGAATGTATTATAAGACACATTAACTTCCGTTCCACAGTTTTCGCACTTAACAAAAAATTCTTTTCCCGTTCTCGTTTTATTTGTAAGACACTTGCCATAATCAATATCTGTGCTACCGCAATATGGGCAAGGCTTAATTTCCTGCTCTTTCATTCTGATTCCTCCTTATATGCCTGTATCATTTCAAGTTATTACTTCCAAATCGTCAAGGTAATCGGCTATTATTCTGTACGCAATCAGCATACCCTCACCGATGTAAAACTCCCTGCCCTTGCGACCTTTGCGGTTTGTATATTCTTCAAGGTCTTCGTTCTTATCTGATATGCGTTCAGATATTTCAGTTTTTAATTCATCAAGTGTCATTATTTACCACCCTTTCTTTCGAGAAAATCTATAGCTCTATAAAGCGTCACAAAATCTCCACAGTAGTCAATATCATAGTATTGTATAGTTTCTTCTGACATTGCATTAATAATCACTGCATAAAAATCTTCTTCATATTCTTTTGCAATATCTGTAATTTCATCAAGCGAGAATTTCCCCTTAGCTTTTTTAATCTTCAAGCACCAACGACCTTCACAGTCATAATCAGTCCATACCTCTATACCTTTTTTCACTCTTATTCCTCCTTATACTCATCTTCTGTTATTTCTACAGCGTGACACCCTTCTATTCCAATTAATTTACAAAGTTTTTCGGTTTTTATATGCACAGAAACTTTTGTGTAGCATTCAACTTCATTTGTTTCATCATTAATAATTTTGTAGTACCAGTTTTTTTCACATTGTTTTTCCATTTTTTATTCCTCCAAAAGTTCTGGATTATCGTATATGTTGCCTGCAACTGTCATATATCTTTCGACAAATTCGTCTAAAACATCTTGGTATATTCCATTTTCCCTGATTATCCACCTGCAATCAGCTTCAAGATACACAACATCGTAATATGATGTTTCGTTGTCGCTGTTAATAAATTTGAGTATGTCTCCCTCAAAAATCTTAGTACCGTTCTTGTCTTTCAAGCCTGTGTATTGCCCGACGGTTTCGGGGTCAATGCACCAGATATGCGATGAACCACACTCATAAGGCTCTTTTATAGCCAAGCCTGCGGCTCAATCGTTAAATAGCCGTACTTCCATTCGTCCCCGAATTTACCCCTGAATAATATTTCTCTCATCGTATATCCTCCTTAAATCCGTGTTCTTTGAGCCAAGCCTTAGCTTTCGCTTTAACCTCTGGCGGTGCGTCTGCTATATTGCATATAGCCTTGTAAACCATCGCCCAGAAAACCGTTTTACTCTTGGGCGGTGTAAGTCCTGTATACTTTTTCATAAACTTTCGGATTTTCTTTTCATCGAGGCTAAATAGTGCCTCATTGCGCTCCTTTACGATTTTCTTTATTCTTTCCTCTGTTTTTTTATCAAAATCCATTTTAATCTCCTTTTCCATATGTACAAGCCAATCCTCCGCTGACACGCTCGCTAAATTTACACTTTTGGCAGCAGCATACGCATATATGCTCGCCAAATCTGCGATTTACCGCTGAGTGAGGGCATCTGCGGACGGATATTTGTGCGTATTCTCGATTGCATTTACTGCACTTGGTGTAATATTTAGAATGGTAAGTCTTCATCGTCACTCACTTCCAAATTATCACTTTTTGACATATATGCAATCGTTTCTTTTGTTTCTCCTGCATCAGCTTCGCCAAGCTCCGAAAATCGTTGATATTTACCATCAAATTCAAATTTAAGTTCTTTGGTCCTGCCAAATTTGTTTTTATCTAAGATAACATCTGTATCTTTTGCATCAATATCCTCATTTGATTTATCATTAACATAATCCCTATGTAACAAAATGATATAATCGCTATCTTGCTCCAAACCTCCACTTTCCTTGAGTGCTGACATCGTTGGTTTTTCTTTTGCGTTGCGTGTCAGCTGGGATAATATCAATATTGAGCAATTTGTTTTTTTAGCTGCTCTTTTGAGTTGTTGAGATATGTAATCAACTCTCTGTCGATTATCAACAAATATCTGCATTGATGTTACTATTTGTACAAAGTCGATAATCACAAAATCTGGCTTTTGCTGATAAATCATATTCGTAATATCTTCTACATCAGATAAATCGTCTATGATTTTTAAATTTTCATATTTATCAAGCATATCAATTACATCTGTAATTTCAACGCCATCGTGCTTGCCTGTTTTTGTGTAGTTTTCGTTAAGATAATCAGCCATTATCCTGTCATATATCATTCCCGCCGACATTTCCAGGCTAAAAAACAATGTTTTAATTTGCCTGTTGTGTGACGCAATGTTAATTGCAAAAGTAGTTTTACCTGTTGACGGTCTTGCTCCTATCGTTGTTACAGTGCCTTTGATAAAGCCACCGTTTAAAAGCTCGTCCATCAGTTTAAAACCTGTTGAGATTGTCTCGTATTTTTTGTTGTAGTTTTGCAAATACAAAACCGCATTGTCTTTAACGCCGCTCTCTTCTGGCTCAAATTTATCAGCTAATACTTTAATCGTTTGATACGATATATCATCACTTATAGCAAGCATATTAAACTCTGAGCGTATTTCTGCATCCCTAACGATTTTTTTAAAAGCGTTGAGCGTATCATCAAGCTGTTCGGCCATTAGCGTCGGCGTTAATGACGATTGCATAATAGATATAATCGCTTCTCTTGCTTCGCCGTCAAAGGCGGACAAATAAATACTTTCATCAGCGTTTGGATATTCCAAAAATATCTTTTTTAAGGCTTTAAAAGTTTTCTTCGCACTCTCATTCAAAAAATGCTTTTCGCTAAGAGTAAAAATCTTTCTACGATTATCTTCATCGAGAGCGACAGCAGAAGCAAGTATTTTAAATTCAATTTCCGTCTTCTTTTCTACTCTGTCCATTTTTCGATGTACTCCCCGTTAAGCAATCTTTTTTCAAATTCCGTTTGTTGCTTGCTGTCAGCTTTGCTATATCTCACAAACAATTCTTCCCAATGCCTCGGAAATGGCGTCTTAGATTTTCTAAAAGCCGAGTGAAAGTCTGACGCTGTATAGTCATCAATACCCTGTGCTTTAGCAAACCTACGCACACTCCTAATTGGGATATGACCATAAACTAAATCCTTACCTTCGTCACCTTGGAAGCTTTGCACTATATGCCAGTCGATTAATTCATAGTCGAACGCCGTAGGCGGTTCGCCATCAGGCGAAACCGCAGAAGGCGGAGTTTCTTTTTTTATGGTACCCGTTTGCCCCGTAGGGGCAACGGGTACCTTCTTTTCTTTATTCAATATATCTTTAGATATATTATTATTGTTTGTCTCCGTCCTGTTATCCGTCCTGTTATCCGTCCTGTTATCCGTCCTGTTATCCGTCCTGTTATCCGTTTGACGGTCAACATAACCTTGAAATTTATCATAGTTAACAATGGTAATAATTCTATATTTGTTAGGCTTGACATCATCAAGTATTTCACCACTGGATTTTAATTTTTTAATACAGTTTAAAATACAGTTGTGATTCATTAACAGTTCGCTCTCTAATTTACTAATAGAAGTCAGATGTTGCCCTCTTTTCACCTTTATTCCTCTGACCATTTTGTCTTCATGGTTTGCAAGTAATATTAGTCCAATGAAAAAGTGAGTGACATATATATCGCCCCACCATTCCCACTCAAAAATACTACGATTGATAAGTACAAAATTAGGCTTAGGAGCTTGCTTATTCTGTTTTTTTCGCCTTGCCACCTATCTCACCTCTCAATCGTTTAACAAGCCTCACAGCGTCCTCACGGCTCCGCATAACGATGTATTCAAAGCCTAACGCTGTTACAACCTCTTCAAAATGCTTTTGAGCTTTGCTTTGCTTTCCTTTATTAGTTTTAACCTCAATAAATATCGTCTTTCCGCCGTATGCAAAAAGCGTGAGGTCTGCTTCGCCCGGTATACCTATTTTTATCGGTGACCCATAAAGTGTTATGTATGTACCTACATTATTCCGCCTGACTATCCCAACCTGGGACAGCTCTGCACGAATAGCGTTTTGTATCGCTGTTTCTTGCTTTTGCTGGGCCATTCAGCCACCCCCTTGATTTTTGTTGATAATATACCCAACCTGGCTTATAACCGTGTAATTTGGCGTATTCTGACAATTCCTCGACACTTTGGCACTCATTAGGCGATAAATAAAATCTAACTCTTTGTTTTGCCTCGTTGATTTTCATAAGCTTAATATCTATCGTCTTAGCTGCCTCCGGTGCAGGAAATTTCTCGCCACAGTTCGGGCAGACTATAGTGCTTATTGGTACTGCCGCAAAGCAGTTTTTACAGATTTTAAGTGGTTGCTCACCAACTCCACGCTTTTTATGAGGGTGCCCCTCAAGCAGCCACTCCCTATCCCTGTCAGGAAACCCGAAGCGGTCTATATTGTTTACGTGGTCTATGATGATTGCACGCTTGCCAGGCTTATACCTCATACATCTCATAGCCTGTTGAGTATACAAGATTAACGATTTTGTCGGTCTTAGAAGTATTACGCACTCACAATCGGGTACATCAAAACCCTCGCTAATAATATCTACATTACACAGTATCTTAATTTCGCCCTCACGAAATTGTTTGATAATGCTATCTCTTTCTACCCTCGGCGTACCGCCGTCTATATGTGCGGCAGAAATACCAAAACTGTTAAAATTATCAGCTATTGATTTTGATACCTCAACAGTAGGCAGATAACAGATACCTTGTTTGCCGTTTGCAAGCCTACAATAATGCTCAATGACTTTGCCATAAATCTTTTTTTGATTGCTATTAAAATATTGAGCAACCTCATTTTGAGCAAAATCGCCGTTGCGTGTGTGAAATTTTGGAAGTTTAAATCCCGGTGCGTAGTAGTCATAAGGTGCTAAAAAGTTATTTTCGATAAGCCATTTTGCCGTTACACCTAAAATCAGCTTATCATTAACATCTTTAATCCCCGAACCGTCTATGCGTTCAGGTGTTGCCGTAACGCCAACCCTCGGCACATCGGCAAAATACTCATATATCCGCTTATAGCTTTTTGCAAGGCTGTGATGATTTTCATCGGTTATTATTAAGTCAGGCTTTTTAGTTGATTTTAACCGCCTTGTCGTTGTCTGTACCATAGCTATTTGACAATATTCCATATTCACACCATATCTAACAAATGTGCTAAAAATCTGACCGCACAATTCTTTTCGATGGACTAAAAATAAAACCTGCTTGTCCATAAGTGTGTATATTTTAGCTATTTCAGCCACAATAACAGATTTACCGCCCCCGCAAGGGAGTACAATGCAAGGGGCGGTATAGCCGTCATCGAGAGCTTTAAAAAAATTGTCAATTAGCTCTTGTTGATATTCTCGAAGCATCAGAATGGCAAGTCATCGTCAGCAGATACTTCATCGTAGAAGCCTGCGGAAGGCTGGCTCGCAGAGCTGCCTTTTAAGTATTTTGGTTTTGGTAATGTAAATTTACCCTCTTTGAGTGCTTCAAGGGTGATTACGCCGTAAGGCTGTGTAGACATTCCTTGTCTACCTTCGTAATCGTACTCTTGCTCCTGAAATATCATACCTACCTTGCAGCCTTTCAACGCCTTACCGTCCCACTCCTTCGAAAAATCAATATTTAAATTGTTTGATTTTTTTATACGCTCGAGCGTAGTTTTAAGCCTTTTTTCGTTGCTTTCGGCGTATTCTCCGCCATTTGGATACCAAACACGCAGGACACCTTTATATTTTGCTTTGCCTGGGAAACTCTTGCGGTCGGAATCAAACTTATTCTTAAAAAAGCCTTTATACTCACCCTCAGAAATATCAAACAGCAAGCACAAAGCACAGCTATTATTAGCACCATTCTGCTCTTCCGCTCTGATTATTTCGACCTCATAAGCCCCTGCGGGGAGCTTAAAACTAACCTCCGAATACTCGGGTATGCTGTCATAATTATTGAATGCTCTCATTTTTTCAATTCCTTTCATATTTAATTTATCCCCTCACCCTACCTTACGGATTGAGGATTTTTTGACCTTTAAAGGTCAAATTTTCAGAAAAATTCACAGATTGTTTACATTTAAGTCATGCCGTAATATTCTCTGATTTTGCTGTCAACCAACTTTAGGTCGTTGTCAATTTCTTCTTTATCGAACATTTCTAACGGAGTTTTGACTGTATTTGTGCCGTCCGACTGAGTTAAAAATATATGTTCTCCGTCCTTGTTTACCGCCATTAAAACGATTGAAAACAGACCTTCGACAGTCAGCTTTTCATCAAGCATTTTACCTATCGTTTTTGCCTTGATTTTGCCGTCTTGCTGTTCGATGTGGTGCAAGAAATACACGATTGTATCGTTAGGCATTTCACGAATAACAAACTTTATTAAGCTGTAAAAGTGGTTTGCCATTTCTGTAAATTTTGTGTAGCCCGTTTCAGCAGAACGGTCAAAAAGTTCAAAGCAAAGCAAATACTGACTATCGTCAATCACATAGCACTTAAATTTCTTTTTGCTCATATTTTGCTCGATTACTTTGTATGTAGCGTTATCCGCTCTATTCATTTTTGCCCCTTTGCGAAAAGGAAGCGGCTTGCCGGCAACATTGTAAATAACGAGCTCGTTAGGCTCAAAATTACGAAGCGAAGTTGATTTACCGCTCCCGCTCTCGCCAAGTATTAAAACCGGAATACCCATTTATTAAACCTCCTCACCTGATAACAAGTGACTTGTTAGTAACCAGTTTTGCTCCTGGTACTTCTTCACCACATTTTATTATCTTCGCAATCTCGGATTTTTTTATATCGTCCTCTTTGCGTGGCTTTATGTACTCAGCAGGTATTGCGTTGAGGTCGGTTATTTCGACTGCTTTTGATGTTGTATGATAGAGCGTAAACTTGTCCGTCTTAGCTTTATCTTTGCCCATTACGAGCATAAAGCTTTCAAGGGCTTCTTTCATACGCTTCTGTGCGCTTTCAAATTTTTTGATTCTTTCTTCAAAGCGACGCTTTTCTTCTTTGCAACTTTCAGCGTCAGCTTTTAGTTGTCTGATTACTATGCAGTAATCGTTGATTTTGTCATCTGCACCGATACTCTCAAGAGTATCGGTAAAAGTCTGTTCATCAATCTCTCCATAAGAGAGCATATTATAAAGTGCTTTTGCCTGCTCTGTCATCTCATAAAGTGTCATTATGTTATATCTCCGTCATCAAACTGTAATAGTCTTCATAGTCAATAAATTTTTGCTCTAATAGTAACTTAACGGCTACAGTATAAGTGCAAAATTTAAGATTTTTAAGTTTTTTTACAAATTTTTCTCGACTGCGACTTTTACAATAAATCTTACGGATAGTGCGTTTCTGCTCGTCCGTAAGGAATTTTGTGGAAGTTATGCACTTGACTATTTGTTTGTTATCTGCTAAAATTCCAGTAGATATAGTATCTTTTTCCGCTTGCAGAGTGCCAGCTCCGCAGGCGGTTTTTTCTTCGCAATTAAACATTTTATTCACCTCTTTATGTAAGGATATTTATTCCTAAATTCATAAATTGGGATTGATTCGTTTTTGAAATAGTTAAGTTTTACTTGCGTATATTCTACGAATGTAATTCTTTTAACCTTTTCAAAACTACGATAAATAAATTCCCCCATAGTGTGGAAAATATCTTTAGTATTTACAACATAAACCTTAAATTCAAAACAAGTGTTAACAAGAAGTAAGTGTGTGTATGGCAATTTAGGTTCAGATTGTTCTACTTGTTCACACAAACTATTTTCACATTTTTCCTCTTTCTGTAACCAAACGTGTGTACATTTGGCACAATTTCTTTCATTTTCGTCTGCGTTACAACTTAATTCGCTTTCGCTTGCAAAGCCGAGGTCTTTTGGACACATAATAGTAAGTGCAAGTTGCAAATCGTTCATTCCTCTAATTATATCGCCGTTAGTCATATTTTCCCTCTCCTTTTTCTATGTAAAAAATCGGCTCTTTGCTGTGTTGCCAGTCATATTCCTTGAAATTGTAAAGTCCTGCAAAATCCGCAAGTACATCGGCATTTTCTCCTGATACCGCAGTTGACAAAGATTTCTGACCGCCTTTTTCGGAAATTGCATAAGCAGTTCCGTCTGGATTTTTATTCGAGAGCTTAAAAAACAGTACATTTCCGACACGGCTGAAAGTAACAAACTTAAAATTCTTAAACCATTTGAAATGGTAGTTAAATCTTACAGTTGTACTTCTTTTCTTCGTTTTCGGTATCACACTTATGTAAACATCTGACGAGTTAGTTGTGTAACTGTTCGAGTGTGTCTTTCGGATAATGCCTTTTTCGATTTCGTTCATTGAAATGTTCATATTACCATACCTCTCCATTTTCAATAGCATTAGTCAAATTTGCATTAAGTGCATTAATAATCTCAATGTATTTGTCACGGCTTGTCCCTGCGAGTTTTTGTACATCAAGTTCGATTTTGTTTAGTGTGAGTTCATCCTCGGTGTGCTTTAACGCTGTCCTTCTTTTAAGTTTCTGTACCATTTCGTTTACCTCCGTTTATTTTTGAGCAGACAGGGCAGATATAACGCTTGTCATTCTTCGACTGCCTGCTTACATTCCATTGTTTTCCGCATTTTCTACATTCGCGGTATTTGTAGTCTTTCATACAGCATTACCTGCCAATTTAAGTTTTTGTAGTTTCTTGAAGCCTTCTTCAACTTCTGCTATATCAATACCCCAAGCAGTAAATGCTGATTTAGTATTTACATATCCAGGGCGAAAAGCTAACTTTCCGTCTTTGTCCATCTGCTCTCTGGCAAGGTTTTTCAGCTTCGTTATTGTATTGCCCGACAACTGCCGTCCAAACAACATACGAATTTGAGAGTTGCTAATTTCGCTGTAGGAATTGTAGATTGTCAAGGTTTCTTTGGGTTCAGGACTTCGTACACGTGGCATTCCAGACATAATATTCACCCCCTCTCAATTCTTGACTTGTGGGCGGTCAGGCTGCTTGTACAGTTGACCGATTATTTTTCTTCGTTCCTTACTGCATTCCTCGCAGTATATATTACAACCAAAACAGTCAATTCCGTTCTCCGCGATAAAGTCAGCCCATTGGGTCAAATCAACATCAAATTCCCCCCCACATTTTTTACAGCGTGTGTAAACATTGTCACAGCTAATTGATGTATTGATTTCGCATTCGTCTGAAATTTTCGTTTTTACATAAAACATTGAATCCATATCATTTACTCTCCTTTCTTACTTATTCGGTTAAACCGAAATCAAGTGGCAAAAAAATAATCTGATTATACGATATTCCATAGACTTTCTCTATTCTTCTTAAAATAGGAATATCCGGATATGACTTGCCACGCTCGTAATTTCCGAGTGTATCTGTTGATATACTCATTAATTTTGCGGCTTCTTGTTGTGTAAGACCTTTAAGCTCTCTAGCAGTTTTAAGAGATAATTTCATGTCATTTGGAATGCTTTGCACTTATACCACCTCCTATACGTATATTATACTTCGGTTTATCCGAAATGTCAACGGTTTTTCCGAATTTTTTTAAGAAAATCTTGATTTTTTTTCGCTTATCCCGTATAATAGCAATCAAGGAGGTGCGATTTTATGAGTGATTTAGGGAATAAAAGCATAATGGCTCAAAATATAAAACACTATATGGATTTAAAAGGCGTAACTCAAACAGAAGTGTGTAGCACATTAAATATAAAAGCGAACACTTTTTCAGACTGGGTAAATGCCAAAACTTATCCTCGAATTGATAAAATAGAATTGTTAGCCAATTATTTTGGAGTTGAAAAATCAGACTTAATTGAAAAACACACCCAATACAATGATGATGAAAGAAAACTATTGTTGTTGGCAAGACACCTGGAAAAGATACCAGATGACACTCGTGAAAGACTTATCAAAAACTTTGAAGATACTGTTGATACTTATTTGGATGCATTAGGCATAAAAAAGGAGAATTAAATGAAGCCTGATTTTTCAAAAGCACAAAACGAAGCTACTAAACTATTATTGAAACAAAATTTTAATAGTCTGAATATTGATGTGAGAACTTTTAAATTTGACAGAAATATTAAAATTGATTCTATTCAACATTATGCTAAAATCGTGAATAAAAATGTTTCAGATTTTTGCTGTTCTGAATTAAGCGGTTGTTTAGTTCTTAAAGTTCCAAAGTTCGGTTTAAGCATTATTTTATACGATGATTCTGAAAAGAACGAAAGAAGAAAACATTGGGGTATTGTGCATGAAATCGGCCATATATATCTTGACCACACTTCTGATGGAGATGTTCAAGAAATAGAAGCTAACTTTTTCGCTGCCCAAATTGTAACACCTGAGATTGTACTTATTAATTTTGCAAAAATGCAAGGTGGGCATCTTAGTTCTGATGATATATACGAAAACTTTAATTGTTCATCTATATCATCACATAAACGAATTAAAACTCTAAGTTCATACACATGGTCATATAATGAATATGATAAAATGCTATTAGCAAAGTTTAAACCAATTATAAAGCATTTTTTTAAACGAAAAAAAATGGATTCAAAGCATATCTATCCCATTTTTGCTTTATAATTTAAAACTCTATAAAAGAATACCGCTCCCGAAGTTAAAGCAACAAGAGCAGTAAATGAAAAAACCGCTCTCACCAATATAGAAGAGAGCGATAGTAACAAAGAGCGTTTATTACGCAATTATGATGATTTGAATGAAGTCGCACAAATTCATTTAGCTAATTATTCTGATTTTATGGTAAGCGATGTAAATAATCTTAAAAGTGATATTCAGAATAATCAAATGAACGCATAAAGAAAACCGCTACTCAATAGCAGAAGAGCGATGAAAGGATTGTATTAATTATGAATTTTGATATAGCTACAATAAAATCACATATCGAATCTGCTAAACAATGTATTCATGATATGTTTGAAACTTTACTGTCTAAAAATACTGATAAAGATAATAAAAGAGCACATCTTATTTCATACTGGTTAAAAGATTATTCAAGTTATATATTAACAGAAGATAGATTCAATCCTGCATCATTAATTCATTACAAAAGGGGAAATATAGTCCAAGTAGAATTTGGATATAGGGTAGGCAGTGAGTTGGGTGGAAGGCATTATGCAGTTGTTATTGACAATCATAATGATATACATTCTAACACAATTACTGTAGTTCCTCTTAAATCACTAAAAGACAATTATAAACCAAATAGATATTCTTTTATATTACAAAAAGGGGTATATGATATTTATAGTGATGCACTTAATAGAAAAATTATTAAATTGGGCGAAAAAATTGCAGATTCAAAAAAAGAATCTGAACAAAAAACACAAGAATATAAAGATGGCTCGTTAAGTCTTGATGAATATACAAAATACTTATATGCTAATAATGAAAAAGTTGATAAAATAATGTCACAAATAAATATATTGAAGAAACATATGGATGAATTAGACAATCTAAAAATTGGTACTGTTGTAAATGTTGGTCAAATAATCACCATCAGTAAAATGAGAATATCAAACCCAAAAATAAATAGTGATAGCTTATATGGCTTGAAACTATCAAGATATGATTTGGATATGCTAAATTCAAAATTAAAGGAACTTTACATATACAACGATAGTAAGGAATAATTATTTGACAAAGTTCATATAATATGATATACTGTAATTATGAAGCCATTTAGTGGCAGTGCATTAGCACATACAGTATTACGCAAGGGCATTTCGTTGTAAAAGACGGAATGCCCGTTGCATTTTATTAGGATAAAAAAAGCGCTCTACCCTGCTGGAACAGGATAGAGCGGAAACCACAACAACGGGTGCTGTGATACGAAAACGCAAATATATTGTATCATACCCCTTGTAATTTTTCAACTGATTTATTACAAGGGATTTTTGCACCTTTTTTTACAAAAGGAGTGTTTTATATGCCAATTTACAAAATGGAAGGTAAGAAGAACGGCAAGCAAAAATATCGTGTAAGAATTAATTATGTAGACAGTTTTGGAAAAGCAAAGCAATTAGATAGAGTTGCATACGGTCTTGATGAAGCTAAAGAACTTGAACGCAAATTACAAGCGAGTATGTGCGATGTAGAACCAGGCATAGGAATGACTGTTAGTGAACTGTTTGAGGAATACATAAAAGTAAAGCGTTCAGAGGTCAGAGAAACAACGCTTGATAAATTTATACGAAATGTTCGTTATCACATTTTGCCGATACTCGGAGAATATAAGCTAAAAAAATTAACTCTTCCTGTTTTGCAAGATTGGAAAACGAAAATAAACGATAAGGATTTATCTATCATAACTCGTCAAAATTTATATGGCGAATTAAGAAATCTTCTCAATTATGCTGTGAAAATGGAATATCTCTCTGCAAATCCTTTGCTTAAGCTCGGAAACTTCAAAGCAACACTTGAGCTTGAGCAAACTAAAGAGATGGACTACTATACAGCAGATGAGTTCAAACAATTTATATCAGTTGCCCGTAATTGTGCCATAGAAGCCCAGCAAAGTGGTAATTATTTTGAGTGGAATTATTATGTATTCTTTTCTATAGCGTTCTATACAGGGCTTAGAAAAGGCGAAATACACGCTTTAAGATGGTGTGATATAAACGGTGAATATCTGTCGGTAACTCGCAGTATAGCCCAAAAGCTTAAAGGTGAGGATAGAATAACACCGCCTAAGAATAAATCTTCAATTCGTACCTTGCAACTACCTAAACCACTCTTGAAAATTTTATCTGAACACAAAGAACGCTGTAAGCAGTTTGACAATTTTTCCGAAAACAATCTTATCTGCGGAGCGGATAAGTCACTGAGAGATTCGACTATTCAAAAACGGAATGTTAAATTCGCACAGCTTGCAGGCATTAAAACCATACGCATACACGATTTCAGACACTCTCACGCTTCGTTATTAGCAAATGAAGGCATTAATATTCAAGAGATTTCTCGCCGTTTGGGACACTCTAATGTTGAAATAACTTGGAACACATACTCGCACCTTTATCCACGAGAGGAAGAGCGTGCGATTAAAATTTTAGATAAAATCGTGTAAAAATCGTGTACAAGCAAAAATAAACCCGCACAAACCTGATGTTTATGCGGGTTTATCGTTTTTTGGTGGAGATGACGGGAATTGAACCCGTGTCCGAAAAACGCTTACAACGGCTTTCTTCGAGCGTAGTCATTGTTTTAAAATTCCCTCAGCTAATCGCCCAAAGACAGGCTATCAACCTCGGTATCCTTAAAGTCATGACAAGGTACAAGGCACTCCCCTGTTCACGTTCACCACTAATCGACGCCTATTAAAGACCGTGGTACTTCTATAATAGACGGTCGCGCTTAATTAAGCAGCGACAGCAACAGTTTTATTGTTGTCAATTATTGTTTAAGTTGCGGATTTTATAGCGGTTCCGCACCGCTGCTCGCTTACCGGAGCTTACATTCCCCGTCGAAACCTTTACATCCCCATATATAAAGAGGAA